AGCCGCCCCGGCGTCGTGCGACCAGGTGAACACCGACGTGCCGGCCGTGTTCTCAGCGAACAATTTGCCGTCGGTGGTGTTGATAGCCGGTTCACCTGTGACGAGCTGAGCGGTCGTCGGAATTGCTGCCGCCGTGCTCGAGCGCTTTAGCCGGATTTGGTCCGTCATCAGTAACTCCCTCCGTCAATCTCGTTGATGAGGGCAGATGGGCATTCACCGTCGTATTGGTTCATGCGCTCGAACAGAGCGACGGTCACCCCGCCAGCCGTGTAGACCATGGCAGCCATGACAAACGCATCATTAGGCACTGCCAGCAGCGAAAAACCAGCGGCGTTAGCCCTGGTCGCATTCACTCCACCACCAGCCACCGAAGCGGTGTTCCCGTATTCGGCCAGGTTGTATCCAGTGATATTCACGGCATCTGTCTGCGCAATCGTCCCGGCCGTTGTCGGTGTTGCATTGGGCTGGGCCTTGGTCAGCGTGTAACTCCACCGGTTTGATCCCAACGAACTGCTGCTAACGACCTTCATGGGATGCCATGACACCACCGAACCCACTTGCACCAGCAATCTCTGCAATGATGCCCTATTGGCAGTAACCCACTGGGCAGCCTCCACCATGAGGTTGTTGGAGTCAGCCGACTGGCCGATGGGAGCGTAAACGCTTGGCTGCAGGAATCCTGTCATGGCCAGCTCGGTGCCGGTGCGGTTAGGAGTGCGATGATTTCCGTGGGAAGGATGACACCAGCCGTATGGAATGCTGCTGTATCCGGATATGGCTGGTACCAAACGGCCTTGGAGCTGGCCTTCATGGTCGAACCGCCAAGGCTGATGGATGAATCTATCCAAATCGATCCATCGACTGGATTTCGCATGGGGATCTGCTCTAGGTGGAACCATTCGTCAAACACGAACGTGTAAACATCCATGGTGACCAAATCCGTCACGTAGCGACGCTCGTACCCTTGGAACAGCACCGAACCAATGGGCAGTCCTAAGAAAAGTGCCGAGTTCCGTTTATTCAGGTGCACGGTCGGGTCAGCCGGAACATTGGTGTAGCCCAAGGCTGGATTGGCGTCGTGAACGATGAACTCGACGCGCAAAACGTTCTGCCGAACTGGTCGCTGGAACGGGGTCCCCATGATATTCGTGATTGTCCCGTTGGCGATCACCGTAGTTGGTGGCCAGGCGATGGTTCCATCCGCAGGGAATGACGCGGTAGCCGGTTGAATGTATTGCGCTGTTAGACGTTGCCCACTCTGTTGGGATGTCTTGATTCCTCGATACAGGCTGACACCCACCAACGGGCCACGCGCTGTTGATGTGACCAGGTAGGTGTTGGCGCGGTCCGGGTGCGTCTCGATGCGCAAGTCCTGGACAATGAATTGCGCCAGGCCAGCGTCCAATGTGCCCACGGCAATTCGGGCGCCCAAGGGTTCAATTTCGTTGAACGGTGCAGTTTGCGCCTTGATCGCGTTGAACACGTTCCAGCTGTCTTCGCTGGAACCAACGTGCGCCGGATCATCCTGGGCGATCAAGAACCTAGTTGTGTGGACCGCCTCGGTGGGCTCGGTACCGATGTTCAGTGTCTGCTGGCTATGCAGGCGTTGTACGTTCCATGCCATTAGCGACTCCTATCCGTGTTCTGCTTGATCTGCTCGAGCACGCGCAGCAGCTGCATGTTCAGCGACTCGACCGACTCGCCGCTACCGGTTGCCATGGCAAAGCCCAGTTGGCTGCGGAGTCCGGCGGCCTGTATCTGCATCTTTTCTAGGTCGGTCATTGACGCGCCGCCCAAAGCGTCGCGGGCGTTGACCATGGTCGCCTGCAACGATCCGCTAAGCGCCTGCTCGAAACCTCGCACAGTGTTGGTGATGTACGCGCCTGGCGCCGTAAAGAAACTTTCGGCGCTCTTGGACACCATGCCGCCAGGGCCCTCGGCGATCAGGCCGGTGCCAATTTCCTTTTGGGCGTCACGCCTAATCCTGGCGGCCTCCATCTCGTCCATGCCCAGCCCGACCATGCGCTGCCCGGCAACCATCTTGGCTTGCATTGCGGACACTTCCGCCTCGACGATTCGCGCTGAGAATGGCCGGACAAGTTCCGCCAACGTCTTGCGGGCCTCGCGGTTGGCCTCGTAGAAGCTGCCGATGGCCTGAAACAGCGGAGACGCCATTCCAGCCGCGAACAGGCCCTGCATGCGGTTGAACTGGCCGCGGATGCCCTCGAGCTGCGCCGTGGCCTGCTGGCCCATCTTGCGCAGGCCGGTCACGTCGGCGTCGATCCCGATTGAGAGTCCTAGCTTCGCCACGTTGCCACCTTCCCGAGGGTTGCCATCCAGTCAGTCTGCCCAGGCTTGCGCCAAGGCTCTACCACCGTCTGCGGCTGACGAGTCAGCCCGTACGCCAGGACCGCCAGCAGCCGCTCTATGCGGTCCGCTGGGGTCCAGTCCAAGGGTTTGCCATCACCCCTTGGACGAGTGCCATGGCCACGTGAACGTCCAGCGCCGTCGAGCCCGGCACGCCGTCCACCCGGGTGCAGGACTCGAGCACGAACGCCTGTTTGGCGTCCTCGTCCAGCTGCTCGACCTTCCGCCACTCGCCGACCGTAATGGGCCGGACCTCGAGCACGGCCGGGTAACCGGCCACTGCCTCGCTGGTGAACGTGCGCCAGGTCATGCCCGAGCCGCCGTAATTTCGCCGACGTACTGCCAGGTCACGGTCGCCGAGTGCACGGCGTCGTTGGTGTAGGTCGGGCTGTAGCCGGTGATGATGGCCGAGCCGGTGAAGTCGACACCACCGTTACCAGCGCCGCTGGCAGCAATGGTAACCGAAACGGAGTCCGTATTGGGAGTCGCCCCGCAGAACTTCTGCGCGAGCGTCAGCCCGACTGCGTTGTCCGTGTGGATTGTCGCCGACCCCGTCACGGTCGGACGGCCTTGGATGGCCCTACTAAGCACCGAGTTGAGGGCCGTAGCGTCCACAACGGCGCTGCTGGCCGAAATGCTGATATCGGTGGCATCCACGAGAGTCCCGCCGATGCTGATGGTTGTGCCGTTTGCGATGAATGCCATGTCTTAGCCTCCTGTTGCCCAAATGCGGTACGTCTGACGGACCACCCGCGGGCCGTCGTCCGTGCCTTCCTGATCGTCCATGCGCTCGACGTCCTCGCCGTCGGTGGCGCTCCACTGGATCTTGGTGCCGTCCACCGTGCCGTAGGTGGTGTTGTCGTTCAACACGGCAGACACGGCAGCCGCCAGCGCTCGAGCGCCTGACAGTGACGTGGCGATGCAGTCGATGGCCACCGAGAACTCGGCCAGTTCGGTCGTCCCGGTCAACGTGCGCACCGGCGTGCGGGCGTCGATGCTGTAGACGATGGCAGGCAGCGCCGTGCCCTCGCGTCGCCACTCCGGGCTCACGCGGGTGCTCACGAGCCCGGATACGCCCAGGTCGTCGGTGATCCTGCGCCGTAGTGCGGTTTCGATGCTCATTTCTTCGACACCTTCATCCGCGCCTTGCGGGCCAGTTCGGTCAGCTGCGTCTCGATGACGATCGCCAAGTCCTCTTTGAGTACCGAGGGCGGGAAATCGCGGTAGGTGTCGCGCTTGATGTGCCACTGGGCCCGGCCGCTGTCCACGATCGGAGCGATGTACGACCTGGGGCGCCGCTTGTACCGAAAGCCGGTGCGGCTGGTCGTCTTCAGCCCGCGGGTGTCACCCATCGACTGGATGACCTTGCTGGACGCCTTGCGCAAACTTTCCTGCCCGCCGTAGCTGCGATGGGTGGCGCCGTGCGTCAGCCAGTTTTGCTTGTACGTGGTCGCCAAACGCTTCAGGCTGCGCCGCAACAGTTGCTTGTACAGGTTCCGGCTGACTCGGTCGGGCAACGTCAGGAACACCATTTCGGCGTCCAGGAATGCCTTTTGGGCGCGAGCGCTTGCGCCAGCCCGCATAATGCCCAGGTTTTCCGAAGCGTTGACCTGGCGTTGCATGAAACGCTCGTACGCCCGCAGGTGCTCCGGCGAATTGAATTCGGCGCCGCGGCGGAAGCTCATGCCGTCACCTCGAGGGCTTCGCAGTGCAGTTCCATTCGGCGCAGCGTCGGGTCCAGCACGCCGGTGACCTCGAGCACGCGATCGGTCTTTCCAGTCTCGCGCAG